TGAGGAAGAACAAACTTTCACCATCAAAGCAGCAGGTGAAGAAAAAGAAGTTACCCTTGATGAACTAAAGAAATCTTATCAACTAGGCACTGATTATACTAAAAAGACTCAAGAAGTAGCTGAACAGCGTAAAGTCATTGAGCAAGAAGCTAAAGCTATTATTGAAGCTAGACAAGTTAGAGATGATTATCAAGTTAAATTGCAGTCAATAGAGAAGTTATTAAATGGACAAAATGACAGTCCAGAAGAATTATCTGCAATGAAAGAGAACGACCCAGTAGGATATGCAGTTAAGGTCGCAGAGATGACCGAAAAGAAAGAACAATTACAAGCTATACAAGCTGAAAAGAATCGCCTTGCTCAAGAGCAACAAGCGGAACAACAAGCACAAATGCAAAAGTTTGTAGAACAAGAACAAATTAAACTAGCAGATTCCTTACCAGAGTTTTCAGACAAAACGAAAGGCGAACAAATCAGAAATGATATTCGTAGCTACGGAAAAAGGATGGGGTTTACAGACAATGAGTTAGCTCAAGTCTATGACCACCGCCATGTATTAATATTGCATAAGGCAGCACAGTATGACAAATTAATGTCAGGTAAAGCTAATGTTAAGAAGAAGGTAGCGAAAGCTCCTAAAACAGTCAAGGGTGGTGCTAAAGTAAAAACAACCAATATAGATACAAAACGAAAACAAATGGCAAGGCTAAAGCACTCTGGAAGGAAAGAAGATGCAGCAGCCTTATTTGAAAACTTTATTTAAGGAAATATAAACAATGGCAACATATTTAACATACACCGATAAAGTCGGTGACGTGCAACAAAGTAACAGAGAAGATTTAACAGATGTAATTTACAACATCTCACCAACAGATACTCCTTTCATGAGTACAATTGGTAAATCTACAGCAAAGGGTACATACCATGAGTGGCAAAAAGACGAATTAGCTGATGCAGTTGATGACAACGCAGCAGTTGAGGGTGCAGATGCTTCTGCTATGGTACTAAACCCAACAACTCGTGTGGGCAACAGAACTCAAATCTCACAAAAGACTATCCAAATTGCAGGTACACAAGAGATTGTGGACAAAGCAGGTAAGAAGTCAGAGAAAGCATATCAACTTGCAAAAGTTTCTGCTGAACTAAAACGAGACATGGAGAAAACTCTCCTATCTAACAACCCTGCTGATGCAGGTGATTCAGCAACAGCTAGAAATCTTGGTGGCTTACAAACATGGCTAGAAACTAACTATGTTGGTACAGGTACAGCAGGTAAAGATGGTACTGATGCTCGTATTGAAGGCACTCCTTCTGCATTTACAGAAGATATGCTTAAAGATGCAGTGCGTAAAGCATACGAATCAGGTGGTGACCCAACAATTCTAATGGTAACTCCACATGGTAAGCAAGTAGCTTCTACATTCACAGGTATTGCAGGACAGCGTTATCAAGCTCCTGCTGATAAAGCAACTACTATCATTGGTGCTGCTGATGTCTATTTATCAGACTTCGGTACAGTTTCTGTTGTTCCTAACAGACTAATGACAGATGCTTCTTCTACAGGTGATGTGGCTTTTGTACTAGACCCAGAATATGCTTCTGTAGCATATCTACGTCCATTCCAAACTAATGAATTGGCTAGAACTGGTGACAGTGAAAAAACTCAACTTTTAGTAGAATACACACTACAAGTTAAGAACGAAGCAGCACACGCAATTATTGCTGATTTAGATAAGTAATATGGTTATTGCCCCTTCGGGGGCATTACCCTTACAGGACAACTATGAAAAAACATAAAGTACATGACGTAGGTGATGGCATTGTTATCGCAACAGAACAAGATGTCACTGATATTGTTGAGCGTAATAAATTAGAATACAACAACTCTACTAGCACTTGGGGTGAGGATGTGTTTGACAATAAGATAGCAAGTATTCCTATGGTCGTAGTAGATGAACTAAACAAACAAAAAATCATGAGAGGATTTCATGTTCTGGATGTAAAAAAGTTTAAAGCCTTTCTTAATCATCCTGACAACAGATTCTTCAGAACAAAACAAGGTAGAATATAATGGCTGTATTTAAATCTTATAGTGACCTAAAGACACAGGTAGCTAATTATCTAGCAAGGCAAGACCTAACTGACAAGATACCTACATTCATAGAACTTGCAGAGATTAGATTAAATAGAGATTTAAGGTTAAGGCAGACACTACAAAATTCTACATACACAATGGTAGCAAGGACCAAAGAAGTTCCTGCACCTAAAGACTTTCTTGAAATGAAGATCAACACTTGAATACACAACCTATTACTAATCTAGGGTTTCAGTCAACATCATCTTTCTTTCGTAACGGGTTAGTTAATACAATAGGTAAGCCAAAGTTCTACACACAGGTATCACAAAACTTTACCTATGCACCAACACCAGATTCAGACTATGAAGTTGAAATGACTTACTATAAAAAGCCAACTTTAATGTCAGACACAAATCCAAGTAATGAGTATTTAATCTATGCACCAGATTTATTATTATATGCTGCACTTGCTGAAGCTGCTCCTTACCTTATGGATGATGCAAGACTCGCAACATGGCAACTCCTTTACGACAGGGGTTTAGCTTCTTTAACCAAGTCTAATGAGGAATCAGAATATCCTGCACAGCCATTAGCAGTTCAATTAATATAGAGGAAAAACAATGGACTTTTCAAATTATCTAGCTAACGCTACAATTAACGCTACCACTAGAGGTGTGCCTTATGCACCACCAGTTAAGGTTTACGTTTCTTTATACACAACAGACCCAACAAAGGATGATACAGGTTCAGAGGTTTCAGGCTCTGGAGGAACATATTCTAGAGAAGAACTTAAACTAGGTATGCCTTTTGATGGTGTATCTACTAATGAAAACCTAATGCAATGGAATACAGCAACAACAGATTGGGGAGTTATTACTCATGTTGCTATTCATGATTCAGAGACAGGTGGAAATATGTTGTATTACACACCATTAGATGTGCCTAAAAATATTGAGATTGGAGACCAATTTCAAATTACAGTGAGCAATCTAAAACTAACCTTATCATAGGACAAAACAATGGCACTTGCATTCAAAGACAGAGTAAAGACAGGGTGTACTAGTTTTGGTCAAAGTAATATTGTATTTGGTGAAACTAGAACAGGCTTTCAGAGTTGGGAGAAAGTACCCAATGGCGAAACTACTTATTACTGCTTAACACAAAGCAATGAATGGGAAGTAGGTTATGGTACTAAATCTGACACAGGCTTAACAAGAAACGTATTAGACTCTAGTGACTTTGGTAATAAAATTTCACTAGCAGGTGATTCAGATGTATTCTTAACTTACCCTGCTGATACTGCTGTAGCTAAAGACCAGTTTGGTAATTTATTAATAGATGGCACAATGTCTGCCAAAGCTTACTTTGGTGATGCAAGTACATTAGATAACCTACCTACACTAGAAAGTTTAGGATTAGAAAATCACGATACGATTGTTGTTAATAACAAGGGTGATGTTACTGCAAACTCATACAGTGGTGATGGCAGTAAGCTTACAGGTGTATTAATTGACTTAAAAGAAAATGGTTTAGAGAATCATGACCAAATTAAGGTAGATGAATCTGGCACTGTCACTGTTAATAACTTACAATCCAACACAATAGGTCAGGGTAATAACTGGACTACACAAGGTTTAGATGCAGAGATTGTATTAGCACAGTATGGTGCATCCAAGATGTCTGTAGACAGCAGCGGTCAGGTAACTGCAAGAACTTATGTAGGTGATGGTACACAGCTAGATGGTTTGGTAGAAGAAGCACCAGAAGATGGCAAGAAGTATGCAAGGATAGACAAGGGTTGGAGTGAGCTAGGTAATGCTTACTTGGTTGCAGATGATTGTATATATTTAAACAAGCAAGAAATTATAAATGACTATGTAATGCCTGTTGGCTATAACGGAATGACAGCAGGACCTATATTACAAAGGGGGGATATTACAATCCCAGAAGGCAGTGAATGGACTATCATTGGTGGCGGTGGTTCTGGTGGTGAGGTTGCATTAGAGTTTAAACAGAAAATGTCATACCTAGAAAAGAAGTTAATTAAGATGGACACAATTATCAAACAAATGAACAATCAATTAAGAGGACAATAGAATGGCAAGTTTAAATTTATCAGGCAATAATAACAACTACTACAGAATTGAAGCGGGTGACAAAACAGGAACATGGGCATTAACCTTACCTTCACAAAATGACACACTAGCAACACTAGCAGATGTATTTCAACTAGGTTCTCCGTGGAAATTTAAAGGCGGTGTAGATATTACAGGTCCAATACCTACAGACCAGAATGGCAATGCTCCAGTTTCAGGAGATGCTTTTGTCAACGAGGTTAACGGCAAACCAAATGTAGCATGGGTGGGGTTAGACTCAAATAAAATTATTCCAGTAGATGCTTTAATTGTACTAGACGAAAGCGGTGATTGGCATGAGCTATCATCATCTGAAATTGACCCTATATTCCAAAATAGTCCAGCAGGTACTATTAATGAAAACGATATATCTAAATGGAATGAAGCTTGGGATTGGGGAAATCACTCTACTTTTAATTATCTAACTTACCAATCTGCACTTGCTTATGGCTTTAATGATTATAACAACTCTATATGGTCTGACCCTGCAACTCAAGCACAAGTTCCTTTATGGAATGATGCCTATTCATGGGGTGACCATAGCACAAAAGGTTATATCACAGTTGAAGATGGTGTTAATGAAGGCTTTGGTAAATATAACGAATCTGTATGGGCAGAGCAAAGAACTATCTTAAAAATTCCTTTATGGGATGAAGCTTACGGATGGGGTGACCACAAAGATGGTGTTGATGGCAAAAAATACTTAACAGAAGTTAAAACATTAGGAAGCATTGGTGATGTTTCTGTACCAATACCTAACACAGATGAGGTATTAACTGCTGTTGTCTCTGATGGTGTTGTTGAATGGCAATCTAAAAAAGTAAATGTCATTGTTGATGGTGAGTTAATCTTTAAGGGGGCAATAGATGCAACAACTGAAGCACCAATAGGTACTCCAGTAGCAGGACATCTTTATGTACATACTGGTGGTAAAGAGAATCCTAATGACGAATACGATTTACTTGGTGCGTGGTCTCCTGTTGCAAAAGCCAAGTATGGAGATAAGTTAGCGTTTGGTGATGATAATGCTTGGCACGTTATTGGTAATGCAGGAGTTGGCACAGACTTAACTAGCTTTAAGGTTGTTAATAATCCAAATATGATGGTAGGTGGTGAGTTACACTACGATAATCAAACAGGTACATTTACTTACTTTAAAACTGATACATTTACACAAGATGAAATAATTAGTAAGTTATCAGACAAGGTAAACAAAGGTGATGTTTACAATAAATCAGAAACTTTTACTAAAGCTGAAGTTAATCTTCTGTTATCATATAAAGCTGATAAAGGTGATTCATATACCAAAGCAGAAGCTGATGCAATGATTCAAGAAATCAGACAGAATGAAGTAGTGTTCTTAAACAGAAACACAATTGACAGAGGCATTGTTATTAAGGAAGGTTGGAATGGTGTCACAGCAGGTCCTGTAAATTTAGAGAGTGGTGAAGCTATTATTGATGCTGAATCTGAATGGACAATCGTTGGTGGAGCAACTGGTGGTGATGTAATGACCAGTATCTTTGATGTCAAAGGCTCACCTATGTATGCAGAGTTTCAGGCTGTTAAGAATAAAGCGGAAAGGGTATCTGAATTAGAAGAAGAAGTACAAGAACTTAAAGGTATGGTTAAACAATTAATTAAAGGAATTAAATAACATGGCTTCATTAAATCTGCTCCTGACGATAGCAGCACAAATCCAACAGTTGTACTCCCAACGGAGTCTGGCGAACTAGCACTGAAAAGTGACATCACAGGTGGTGGCGGTGGAATACCTGAAGCTCCTGTAGATGGTAAACAGTATGCAAGGAAAGATGCTGACTGGTCAGAGGTAACAGGTGGTGGTTCTACACCTACACCTGAAGATTTAGTATGTGAAGATAAGTTAGCTGAAAGAGAATCAAATAAAGACTATATTAACGATACAGGAAGACTATTAGATGTATCTATAATAAGCAAAGGTGCTATTGGATTCGCTTGTAAACTTAAAGTAAATGATGAAGTTATTTCATTCTTTACTTATGATGCTGAAA